GCTCCGTGCAAATAACCAAGACATTCCGGCACTCAGCAGCCAAATTTTATAAAGGGAGAACCTTATATGGCTATTCTTCCTATCCGCGACTTAGGCGCAGTAGGCGTTATAACGGACACAAGCCCATACAATATTCCACTGAACAGCTTTAATGTAGGCATCAATGTTCGTGCTGATGAGGGTAAAATAACCCGAAGCGCAATATTCCGAAATATCATAGACAACTTGGGTTTTAGCCCACGTCACACTTACGGCATCGTTCCCGCTTCTGGCTTTGATACTGTACTGACTGTTTCCGACACCTACGTCATCAACGAATACGCCAATGGAACAATAACAAACAGAAGTGGTTCCATAAGCGCATCAAGCGACCCACGTCCATTTACTAGCACTAGCCTTGCCGATGTAACCTACATCAACAGACCAGACAGAGTGCCGGTATTCCGTGGGCCGTCAGGAACTAACTTTGCTGACTTAACTAACTGGGATAGCAACTGGCGCACCCCAAGCCTTCGGGCTTATGGCGACTTTCTGCTTGGTATAGGCATGGAAGAGGGAGCCACCAGCTACCCGACAAGGGTGCGGTGGTCAAACATTGCGACAGCTAATGCAGTTCCAGATAGTTGGGACGCTACAGACACCACAAGATCAGCAGGATTCAATGACATTGTGTCGATGAAGACTGCACTTGTTGATGGTGCTGCGCTAGGCACAAACTTCATCCTGTATTCCTCAGACAGCATCTATTTGATGGAGTTCGTTGGCGGTACATTCATATTTAATTTCAGGCAGTTGTTTGTCGATGCTGGACTTATGTCTCAAAACTGTGTGGTAGAAGTTGAGGGTCGGCATTACTGCTTTGGCCCTACCGACATCTTTACGCACGATGGCACAAGCAAACAGTCTATCTGCGATGAGCGAGTAAAGAATTTTATATTCAACTCAATTAACAACTCAGCTTTTGATGTTTGCTTTGTTCAGCACAATCCAAGCCTTAATGAGATTTACTTCTGTTACCAATCAGGTGACCAGTATGTCGCCTTTCCAAATGCAGACCGATGTAACCGTGCAGCAGTCTACAACTACAGGCGAGACACATGGTCATTCATGGATTTGCCAAATGTTTCATCAGGCACAGTTGCTAACGTCAATTCTGTTGCGACCTACGCAACCAGCACGACAACCTATGCCTTAACAGGCGGTACTTTTTACGGACAAAACGACAGTTTTTCTAAGCATACCCTAATGGTAGGCGAGACACTGACAGCTGACGGCATTACTTCTGACAAAATCTACGGCATCGACTTGGCTGATAGTGGTCAAATCGCCTTCCAGCTTGATACAGAGGCCACAAAATCTATTTTGCTTGAGCGTACTGGCCTTGACCTCGATGAGGCAGGGTTGGGTGCAAGCCAGTATGTGGTCTGCACACGCCTCTACCCACAGGCTAATACAATCAATTCTACGGATACCACGCTCACCTTTGAATTTGGTGCGTCTGACGTGCCTCGTGCAACGCCGACATATTCAAGCACTGCAAATTTTAACATAGCGACAGACCACAAGATCGACAGCCGTGCAGCTGGTAGATACCTGTCTTACAAAGTAACGATCCCAAGCAATGCAGACTTTGAACTGACTGGCTTTGACCTTGAGGTCACGGCGACAGGGAGACGTTAATCATGGCAGTCTCCGATAAGACCAATGTAGTAGTTCAAACCTATACCAGAGGCCAATTTCCAGTAATAGAAGAGGGATTGCGGCGGTATTTCCAAGATGAACTTCAACGAATTGAAGTTGCCATCAGCACTCTGGCTCAAGCGTCAACCCAAGTAACAGACACTCCACCAGCCAACCCAATCAGAGGAATGGTTCGCTATGCAATGGCTCCGTGGAATCCATTGGGCAGCGGCTACACAGGTTTGGTTGTCTACAACGGCACTACATGGGTTGCCGTCTAATGAACAAATATAATTATAAGGAATTTACGATATGGTCTGGCAAGCAGTAGGCGCAATCGGCGGGGCTTTATTAGGGGCCAATTCGGCAAGTAAAGATCGCAAGAATACCCGCTACATGAATGAGATGAACAACCGTGGCTACACTGACGCCCGACCTTACATTCAAGATGGTTATAGAGGCGGTCAGGACGCTTTAAATGATGCGTTAGCAGCCGGATATTATGGTGGCCCAACTCGCGCTGGTTTCAATAACCAAATGACAACCGGCTTAGATAACAGGTTCAACCTTGGCACTAGCGGTTTCAATAACGCCAATAACTTTATGAATATTGGCGCACAGTACGGTCAAAATGCAGCTGATCTCTATAATCGAGCAGGGCGTGACAACCTTGGCGGCGCAATGGATTATGCCACAGCCAACTCAAGGCCACTCATTGACGCAGCCATGCGCGGTGCAAACCGTAATTTGAATGAAGTTCAGCTAACCAACCTAGACAATGCAGCGACCGGCACAGGTAACACCAATAACTCAAGAGCGGGTGTGACTGAAGCAATCCTAAGACGTGGAAATGCTGAACTTGAAGCCGCCACAACTACAAACGTAAACCGTGGTCTTATGGATGACTACATGAACCAAGCCAACAACCAGTTCAGCAATATGTCATCTGCAAACGCCACATTAGGCAATTTGTATGGTCGAGGCTTCAACCTTGGCAATACAGCTACAGGGATGCAGACAGGCGTTGGTGGTGCTTACCAACTTGATGAACAAGCGAGGCTTGATGATGACCGGGCTAGGTTTGAAGGCAATCGTGACTTTGCGTCTAATCAATACAACAACTTTATGTCTGGCATTTTAGGCCGTGCGCCTATGTCACCAGCAGGAAATGCTCCAAACATGAGCAATCCAACGCTTGGTGCTATGCAAGGGGCTATGGCTGGCTATGGCTTTGGAAACAAGTATGGCCCACAGCTGTCTAATATGTTTAGCGGCTTTGGCAGCGGCGGCGGCGGTAATCCTTACTCTGCCTATACACAGCAAGATTACAGCAATCCATTGGTTCTTTAGGGGGTTATTAAATGCAAAACTCAATTAACCCTTCCCAGAAAAGTATGTATGACCAAATTGTTGGCGGTTTCTTGGGGACAGCGATAGACGCTGGTCGCTATTTAAGAAGCACCCCGAACCCCGGTATTCTTGATTTTATAGATAAGAAAAGTTCCGGCGCATTAGCGCAGCCGGGTGACCCTGTAAATATTCCAGCTAGCAAATACAGACCGCTCAATAACGGCAACCGCATCACAGGTGGGCCGATTATGCCAACTGATGGTACTGATCCCAGCCTTCGCAATCCTCAAATTGACCCAAAAGTAGTGACTGACGGTTCTGTCATCGAAAACTATCTTTTGAACAACAATCTAGCGATGCAAACGCACCCAATTTTAAGCAATACACCGCCGCCATCACAGGGTGTTTTGTCTAATCCAATGCCAACGCCATCGACTGGCAATAGGCGTGACCAGACACCCATGTCATTCCAGCCGCAGACTATCGACAACAACGAAATGCTTATACGCATGGGATTGGCTGGCCTTGGTGCAAACAGTCAAGGTTCAATGGCATCACTAGGTGCTATGGGCGATATGTACGGCGCAATTCAGGACACCAATCGTTCTGGAATAAACAGTTACAATCTGGCTATGCAGGAAGCACAAGCAAAAGCAGCTGACGCAAAAACTAAAACACTAGCTGAAAACCAAGACAAAGCTGGTCAACTCGACCAAACCATTTTCGATATGGATAGAGCATTAACGAACCTAGAAGGCGGGATGAACCTAACTGGCTGGCTTGATAGTACGATTGGCGCAGCTTGGGATAGTTTCAAAGGAAACCCAGAAGCGGCTGCACGGCTTCTATTAAAGAAACTGAAGGTCGATGATGCATTGATGAGAGTTGCCCAAACAAAAGGTGCAATCTCTAACAACGAAATGAAGTTGTTCCTGTCACCAGCACCAGCAGACACTGAAGACGAAAAAGTCTGGATTAAATGGATAAAAGATCGGCGCGATGCAGCTGCGGCTATTCGCCATAGATTGCTGACTGGCGAAAGAGTTGATCCAAAAGATCAGGCGACAATTGGTCAGGTCAATCAATACGGTTCAGGCCAGTCAACCTATTCAGCAGAAGACCAAGCCTTAATTAACAAATATAGCTAGGAGTTGCCTCATGGCAGATTTAATGACTGCTCTGCGTAACGCAGACGCGGCAGGGGATACTGCTGCCGCAAGAC